TTACTTGCATACCATTTGATTGTAAATACTGCTTTAAATCACGTTTATTTACTGAGGTGTTATCATAACAATTACTCAAACGAATACTTTGCTTACGATTAAACAAATCGTAACTAATGTTATTAAATTTGCTTTCGCCCCAATAGTCAAAACGTGTAGATATTTTTTTATTATTATTCGTAATTAAAAACGGACTTGAAAACCATACATTACCATTTGTAGAATCGGTTAATCTTAAATGTAAAACCGTGCTTCCGTAATCTGTTCCAATCATTCCAAACTCAAACGCTATTTGAGTAATCCCATCACTATCAACACGAAATTCAGCGTAAAAATTATTATTAATATTTGCTATTAAATTATTACAACCATCTACTAAATCGGTTGTAAATTCATTAACAAATGAAATACTTTCATCGCTTGAACTGATTTGTAAAAATGTTTCGTTTGGTAGTTGCTGAATAAAACCCGTGTAATTTATTTCACTAACGGGTGGATTTTCCGATGCAACCGCTTCGGATAATGATTTGTAAAGTTTTATAAAAGATACGTTGTTATTCATTTAATAGTACTAATTCCGCAACCAATTCTTCTTTTGTAGAATACGTTACATTGTTCAAAATTACTAAATTATATTTGTATTTATTGCTTATCGGTCTACTTTTTTCATCGAACAACTGCAAATAGTCGTTTTGGAATCGCCACCAATTAGCAACACCCGATAAATTATAAGGTGCGTCATTAACAAATAGGTTTCCAATCGTACCAGTAATAATCAATTCAGGCACTTCAAATTTACCCTTTCCGATTACTTTTAATTCTTTAAATTTAGCGGTGTAGGTAAAATCTTTGATATATAAACGTACAACTTCATTGTTTAAATCGTACATTCTAACGAATCCTTTATTATTTTTATACTCATTTAGCATATTAACCACCTCGTTATAATCGGCTACACATTCTAAATTGTAAATAAGTCCGTTTATTAATTGCGTTGGCAAATCATCAAAAACAATATCGCCTACTTCAACCACGTCTGCACTTTCAGTCGATAAACGAGTAATTACATTTCGATTAAATTTGTAATCCAGCATTGTTATATTTTGTCTGCTATATTGTAACATTGCTTTTAAGTTGCGCCCGAATCGTAATAACGTTCTTTTTGGAGTGTAATATAATCCGCTAAATCCATTAGGAACACCCTCAACTAAACTAAATCCCTCGTTAGTGCGTGTTTTAAATTGTACGTTACTATAAAAGTATTTGAATATAATGAAACCATCACCGCTAAAAGTTGGGATTGTTCCCGCTTGTGGTTGTAGTCTTATAAAGTTAGTATCTAAAGCTAAAACGGTGTAATTTCCAACATTTACGCCACCCGTTAATAATTGTATAGTTGAACCAACACCGATACCCATACTATTCCAAATAAGATATATTTCCTCGCCCGTGCTATCTCGGTTTACCATTTCTAAATTACCATCTTCAGTAACACGCATATTTACGTATAAAAATAATGTGTTAAACTCCGATGGTGCTAATGGTACAACGTTTACTATACAAACATCATCGTTAGTATCGGTTGAAGTTACGGTTGTAGGTGTTTTTACTTCAGTATCGATAATATCTTGAATACGGAAAGGATCACGAATAAACTCAAAACTCTTTTCAAATTTATTTTCGACCATTACATTTTTAATATTCCATTCGCTTTTAGCGTGGATTACATTTGATGTTCCCGATACTTCTCTATCTTGCTCAAATTTTTTCCATTCGATTTTACAATTATTAATTTGTAACTCGTCATTATAACCTATTATACCATCTTTATCGGGGTTTATTAAAAACACACCTATTTCATTATTAGCGTGAAATTCATCGTAATTACGTACTTGAATAACATCATTATATATTTCGTAGTCATTGTTAACTTCCATAAAACTCTCAAAAGCGTTTTTGAAAGAACTATTAAAAATCTCGGTGTTATTGCTAATCATAGAGCGACAAAAAACTAAATTATTAAAATGCTCGCCACCGCTTTGAAATATTGGCGCATCAACACCTATATTATTAATCGCTTTATCGACTTGCTTAGCCATATCAACCCATCTACTCGCTTTAAATACTTTATTAAATGATGTTTCAGTAACTGATATTTCAATAAAGTTATCTTCAAACTCAATATCATAAGCTAATTGCTGAAAGTAAATAGATACGGTTTGGCCAGTAAAGATAATCGGTATAGTATATTCAAAATCGTATGTTATCCATTGTCCCTCTGCATCGTTTAAAGGTATTGAATAGTCAAGGTCTAATGTACTACTATCAAAACCTTTTTGTATTTTTAAAGTTAATGTGCCACCGCTTTGTATTTGGTAATTTAGTTTGAATTTAATTTTTACATTGGTTAGAGTTTTGGTAGCTTTTACAAAACCGAATACATCAAAAGGGTCTGACGTTTGCGGTGTTTGGTCTAAAAAAGCCAAAGTATTACTTATTTCGCTTTGTGATAACTCTTGCATTGGATTGAAATACAATTGACCTACAAGAGGTGTAAAAGTCAATCTACTATAACCATTACTCACCCATTTTGAAATAGTATTTTTAGGTGTTGCAATATGTAAGTAGTTAACCGTTTCAATCGGTGTGATAGTTTCTCCTTTTAAATTCTTATCTGAAAATAAATTAATCTTTGTATCAAATTGACGTTTGTAGTCTTGAATCGTATTATCTTGGATTAACTTTGCTTTTACATACGTTCTAAAATCGGTAACATCTTTATCGGTTAAATCCAATACCAACGGCTCAAAACCTATTCCATTTTCAAAACAATGGTAACGCACTTTGAACTCGAATCCGTATGTTTTAAGCCCATAAATTAGCCACTGGTAACCATAATCCATAAACTCGGACAAATCGCCTAATTCATTTACTACACGTGGCGCATCTAATAAAAAACCGCTTTCATTTGGAAATTCTAAATCGTTAACGCCACCAAAAAATGTATTTTTCGCATATCTTCTCGGTTCTTCTTTAAGTGAGTACTCCCAACCATCCCAACCAATAGGTTCAGTTATTTGGTAAAGTTCGTTTGGTGCGAAATTAACAAACTCTAAAAAGTGAGTAAATGCGTTTGTATCAATTGGATTGTTTGCCATTTGTTAAAATATTTTTCCTATTCCTTGCGCTCGTCTGTTTGCGTACTCTATTGTTTGATTTTCTGTAACACGTGATATTCTTGCTCCGTTTTGGTCGTAATTAAACACAACACTATCTTTGTTTTTAATCGCATCAATAACGGGTTGTAAATCAAGTTTAGGTGTATTTACTTCGATGTTTGGCATTGATATTCCGCTATTGTTTAGCATATTATTTAACGAATTATCAAACATAAGCATTTCCATTGTTTTGTCAGTATTGAATACCTTATCGCCTTTGTTTAAGTACGTTAGTTCCGCTCCTTTATCACTACCTAAACTTTTTATATTTCCTCTGCTATCTGTGATAATCTCACGTCCTCGCTCTTGGGTTAAAGCCAATCCCTCAGGTGCATTATCTGTACCTTTCCAAAATTCGGGGATTTTTTGACTTGCTACTACGCCTAATTGAACAGCAGTTAATGCGCTTGTGGCAAGTACTAAAGGTAATCCAAATGGTAGCGGTGTACGTGCTAAAGTTGCTATAATTGCTTGTGCGCCATTAACCGCAATATTAAATAAGGCCATTCTTTTTTGTGCTTGAAATTCACGTTTGCGGATTGCTTTTTGTTTTTCCTCAAATTGTCTTTCTACTTCTTCTCTTGCGCTTGCTGATTCTCCAGCAAACATCAAAGCAACTTCTTTTTCTTTTGCTAAGTTTTCGTATTGTGATTGAAAACGTTGATTAGATAAATTAGCAATATAATTAAACGCTTCTTGTGCTATTTCTGTAATAGTATTAAACGTTACTGCAAAGTTTTCTCCAAACCCTAAAATATCATCGTTTAACGCTTTGAACAATGTAGGAAAACCCGCCTCACTAAAAAACTCACTTTGAAATATCTCTAAAGTATCTTTAACGGTTTGATTGTACAAATCTACTTTATCCTTTCCGCTTTGTACCGCTTCTTCATTTGCTTTTAAACCATCTGTTGCCAACATAGCGGAATCGTGCAAATCTTTGAATCCGTTTTTAATATTGTCTATACTTGTTTGAACTTGATCAATAACTTTTTGATACATCAACCATTCTTCGTTATTATCAGAATTAGCAATTTGTAATTCCTCAATCATTGCTTTTTCTTTTTCCAATGATAATATTAACGAATCTACTTTTGATTTTTGTAATTCTAAGGCTTCAATACGCTCACGTCTTACTACTTTTTCTTTTTTATCGGTTTTATCTTCTGTTTCTTTAACATCTTGTTCAGGGTTTCTAAACTTTTTTAATCCCTCAATTAATCCCGTTCTTTTAGCAATAATATCATTTAAACGTGCTAATTCTTTCATATCACGTTTACGACTTACTTCATCCCATGATGATGCTATTTCATTCTCTAAAGCCTTAGCTTTTACATAAGTTTCAAATCTATCTTTCGTAAACTTATCAATTGCACGATTAATATACTCTTGTATTTTAATTTCAGAATCGCCACGTTGTTGCATTTTTTGTACTTGCTCAACTGCCGTTGCTTCTGTTATTGCTGAAAGTTCTTTTAATTGGTCTTTTCTTTTTTGTGCTGAACTTTTCATCAACTCGTTTAACTTATCTAAATCGCTCGCCATTGCGTTCATAATTGATTTAGTTCCACGACTTAATACACCATCGCCCTCCGCAAAAGTAGCTACTAAATCAGTCCAGCTATTACCTAAACGATTTTGAGCATTTACGATATTATCAATGCGTTTTACATTTTCAATACCATAAGTTATTTCTAATTGACGAGCAAATTTTGGTAGTACATCTGAAGCTAAAACCTCACCGTCTTTCATCATTTTACCTAATTGCTTTTCGGTAACTCCCATTGCCTTAGCCATAATACCAAAAGCACCTGGCAACGCCTCGCCTAATTGACCTCTTAACTCCTCTGCTGATACCGTACCTTTAGACATCATTTGATTGAGTGCCAAAAAAGCTCTTTCGGTTTGCTCTGCACTTAATCCCATTGAAGCACTTGCCTTGGTAACGCTTTCAAAAATATCTTCAATCTCTTGCCCTGATATTTTATCTTTTGCACTTACATAGAATTGAGTAAATTGTTTAGTTAAACCCATTATTTCAACTCCGTAAGCGTTTGAAATACGAGTTAAAAACGCTTGTGTACTTGCCAATTTTTCTTCGCTTTCAGTAACTTGCAATAACGCCATATTAAGCGACTGCAATTGTTTTGTAGTTTCAAAAATATCTTTTGCAATCATAGCAATACCAGCAACACCACCGACTACACCAAAAGCACTCAATAAATCTTGTAATCCGCTTAACGCTTTTGTTGGATAATTACCGACATTTCGATTAAATACACCTACTGCTTTGTCTGCTTTTTTTACTCTTACATCTAACTCGGTGAACTCTTTTTGCGCTTGTTTTAGCGTTCTATTGTATTTCGCTTGTGTTTCATCCGCTCTACGTCCACCAGCTACCAAATCTTGTAAATTCTTTTTTGCTTGTTGGTGTTTTGCGTTAAGGTTTTGATATGCTCCAACTACTGCAGAAATAGTTTTAGCGTGCCTATCGCTTGCCTGTGCTAATGCTCTTTGATTTACAATTTCCTCTGATGTTAGTTTGTTTTGTTTGGCTTTTACTTCTGCATATTTTTGAAGTTGGGTTTGTAACGCTTGTATAACTTTCTCTTGCGCCTTATACTGCTCCGTTAATGACTTAATAGCACTATCTGAACCGCTCGGGGTAGATATGTTTTTCATTTTCTTACCTACATTGTCAACGTTGGCTACCATTGTAACTAACTCGGCATTGGCTTTTTTTAGTTCGGCAAGTGCTGAATCCGACAAAAATTCTATAAATTCCGCCATTATTTCTTACGTTTTTCTTCTTGTTTGCTAATTATTTTTTGACTTTGTTTTGCGTAGGCAATATATTTATCTAACATTATTCCGTCTGATATTGACCTACCAATTACGCCTTCCATCGCTACTACATTTTCTTCATAATCAAACGCTTGTTTTTTACTTTTAGAAATCATTAGTTTAAATTCTGATTCTAAAAAAGATAAATCGTTTTGTAAAATACCTATTTCTATATTTAAAACTCGTAAAACTTCATCGATGAAGGGTAAATTAGGATTAATTGTAATGCCGTAACCATCGAATAACGCCTTTGTAAAATCATCCCTCATTTCCTTTGTGGTCTGATTGTAAAAGTAAAAATGTAAACTTTGCTTTAATGATGAAATTTTATAATTTATAAACGCTATTTCTTTTGTTACTTCTAAATATCGTTTCGCTTCAAAATTATCCGACTTTAAAAAAAACTCATCATAAATACCAATAAAAACCGCTTCTAAATCCTTTTCCGATGGTTTAGGTTTTAGTAATTGATAGTTTTTCGTTTCAAGTATTTGAAAGAAAACTTTGGCTGGAATTGTATCGATACTATGAAATTTTGGCATAATTTTTTAACTTTCTAATAAATCTCGGTGCGATTATTTCCTTTTGGTATTTAGCGAATACGGCTTGATTTAAACCAAAAATGTTATCTCCGTACATTTCTTTTAATATGTTTCTTTTTCGGTCTGTATTGCCAAATAAATACTTATTTCCTTTAGGTTTTAATAAGTACATTGCATCAACAAAAGCACCCGTTACAATTAAATCGACTTTACCGCCCGCTAATGGGTTTAAATTACGTTTGTAATTACCATACGCTCGACTGCGATAAGTTGCCGTTTCTCCCGTTCCGAAAATATCGCCCTCTTTAAAGTCTTGCTTTTTAAGGTTTTTTAGGTTTGTTTCGTCTTTTATTAGTTCCTCGTTTACTAACTCCCGAAGTACTGATATTTTCATCACTGACTGCAATCTCGTTTGGTATTGTTTCGCTGATATTGACATTGTTTTGTTTATTGCCACCGCACCCACAACCGCAATCTTTTTTATTTATTGGGTTGCTAACAAAATCCTCAATAATCGCTTCGTTACGTTGTGCCGTGTATTTTAAAATCCATTCTTTTTTAGCCTCTTTTGATAGGTTGCAAAATTGCTCCGCATCTGCTCCGTATATGTGACGTCCAAATATTTCCATATTGCTATAAATTAAAAAATGCAACCCTTTTGTTAGAGTTGCATTACATCCTTGTTAGTGACAAATATAGTGAATTATCTGATTCTATTTAAAATTTCTTTGTATAATTTTTCAGCGTAGAAATAAGTATCAAATTCAAACTGATAAACATATCCACCATGTTCTTTTGCTATGATAGTCTTTTTTTCTTTTGTAGAGTATAATTCTACTGAAACAAATACACGTCCTTTTAATTTTTCTGTTGCAATATCAAATAAATGACAATCGGCCATTTCTGTTTTTGACTGGTAAAATTCTTTTCCTAAAGTTTCTTTCGGTTTAAATAACTCATCGTGATATTGATGTCCTTTATGATAATCAAATAATAAAGAGCGTTCGCAATGTTTGTGAGAATTATTTATTTTTTCTTTTTTTGCTTTAAATTCAGCAATAGTTTTAAGACATTCTTTAGCTATTTCAAAACAAGCTATAAATTTATCCAACCTTTTACATTCCTTTTCGTGACAATTGTCACAAGTAAATATTTTAGTAAACTTATCGTCTTTTAATTGTAGTTTACAAGTACATTGATTTTCCATAATTATAATTTATTTAGTTTACCCAAAATTAAACAAAAAATCCTTACTATTTCTAATAAGGATTAATTTTTAATGATTCTAAATAACTACGCTACGGGTGTAATTGCGCTTGTAGTTCCTTTGTAGTATCTCGTACCAATTTGCGCTACATCTGCAACCGCTACACTTGTTAATGATACGATTAACGCATCATTTGTGTCGATTGTGGTTGTCGGTGTAAATGACCATTCTTCTGTGGTTGTGTTGTACGCTAACGATAAAGCTGTAATAGTATCAACCGTTCCGTTGATAGTAAATCGCAAATTAGCAATCGCAATCCCTAACAAATTACTTGATTGATTCATAGCAAATTTTGCTTTAAAGTAAACTTTTGCCTCTGATACGTCCGCTCTACCCGTCATTACAATATCGGTAATAGGTTGCAATTTATTTGCATCAAAACCAATAGTTGAACGGTCTAAAACTGCCGTGTTAAGGTTGTACTCGGTTTGGCTTGTAAGTTGAATAACCGTATTTGAATATCCGCTAACCGCACCGTCCGTGTGCATAAATGTACCCGTGTTAAACATTCCCGTTGAGTAACCGCTGAAAGTGTTTCCGTCAATTGCGCCCGAAATACTACCATCTTCAAACACAAGCAAAATGCTATATTGTTGAAAGCTATTCATTGAATACAATGCTCTTGCATACGCCCAACCTTTAAGGAATTTATAAGTAAGCATTACAAGTCCGTTTCTTACAACTGACATAACACCGCCTTGATACTCCTCTGTTGTTGCTTCGGGTGTACCGTTCACAACCTCAACCGCTCCCATAACGGGTACAAATGTACCGTCTTGGATTAATCCGTTTACAACCGTTTGGTCAAAAGTATCTGTTGTAATATCAATACTCCACGATGGGTCAACCGCAATCATACCCGTAATTCTACCATTCTCTACTAAACAATCAGGAACACCTAAGTTCTTAATCGAAGTAGCGCAATCTTTCTGATTTATTAAAACTGCCATATTTTCTTTTTTTTATTTAATTAAAAATGTTTGTTTGGATGCAGTTCGTTACATTGTAGAAAGTAATATTTAAGTCTAATTGTAAAGCGTTCCAAACGTCGATTTGTTGCGCTTTGCTTTTGTCCTCGTTTTCTTCACGATAAGTTACCGAATAATTTGGTAAAAATTCGCTTGTAAAATCTCTATCATCATAACGACTGATTCCGCTTAATTGTAATGCTTTGAGTAGATTGTTTGCTATTGGCTTCAAAATAACTTCAAGGTCGTTTTTTCTTTGATAAGAATTAAATTCGTTTTCATTGAGCGATCTTGTGGCTATAATAATTCTTGCTTGACGTGTAACAATTGGCTCTCTTTCATTGTGTTGGTTTTTACCAATAGCTAACCAAATTAATGGATACTTTGATTGATTTGATGGTAACAATAGAAATTTATTTAGTTCCTCAATCGTGCCATCGCCAAAATTCATCGGAAATACAACTGAATTTGCATCGGTAATCGATGGTAAAATATTAACTATTCTTTCTAATTGCTCCTCAAAAACTATCATATACCAAAAGAGTTTTTAGTGTCGTAAATCGCTTTAAAGTTTTCCTCCGACCAATCTACAAAATCCGCTTTTTTATCAACTAAGTATCGGTATAGTGATACCTCAACTTCGTTTTCATCTTGACCGAACCAATCTATAAACAACCCATCATCATAAACGATAGGAGTAGTTAAGTAACCGCCTTGATATTGTTTGATAAAATTAGCGTTTGCATTTGCTATCTTGTATTGTGGACTAACCAAATTTGCACCTTGTGGATTTACTTTTGTTTCTCCAACTGCTGACAATCTACTATTGGTTTCAGTCATAAATAACTCGAAAATTCTGTATTGCAATAGTCCGTAATCGTAATCTAAACCATTCCATAACTTTCCGTCGTATTCATCACCTTGCACCAATTTTTTATAAGAGGCATAAAGCGGATTGTCTATATCCGCTAATGCCAATTGAAGTGTGTTATAAGTCGCTAAACCTAATGCGTTAATTAACACCGATTTTTCAGTCTTTGTAATAAGCAAAGTTAAAGCAGTTGCGTTATTCGGAGTTGCCATTGTGGCACTCGAATTTGGTACTACCGTAGCTAAAGGAATATTTAACTCGTTTGCTTTTTTGAACTGGTCTATCGTTGTTATGTTTGGCATTACTTCTCGTTTTTCGGTTCTTTTACTTTTTTCTTTGTTTCGTACAAATGAGCATCTTGTTTTGCTACTCTCGTTTTCTTTCCGTTGTACTCAACTTCTACGGTTGTTTCTAACCAATGTCCCATAAAATTATGGTTTAGTTAATGCAGTAATAGCATCGCTAAAGTCACCGTAAACAAAAGCCCCGTAATGGTTGGATTTTACTCTTTGTACTAATCTCGCCTCAGCTAAAATAGTTACTAAGTTTTTAGTAAAATCGTCGTTTTCGTAACCTACATTGATTGTTAAACCCTCTTTAAAACGAACTCCCGCTTTTTGGAAGTCACCAACTAAGAATTTATCAATAGTTACGCCTGTGTTTGCCACAACACGAATACCGCTTACAATTGAACCATCAACCGCTGCAAATGGTGGCATAATATATTGTCCCGTGCTATCTTTTGATAACTCCATACTTGTTACATCTGTTGGATGCATAACAATATAAGTAGGCTCAAATAAGTTGACACGCACTTGATTAATAGCAGTTCTTAAAACATCCCATTTTGTAGGTGTTGGAATGGCTAATGCAAATGCACCCGCTGCCCACGCAGTAGCGTTTGTAACTATACCCGTTAAATTAACCGTTAAACCCGTTCCATTCAATAATTGATCGTCAATTTTTAGGTTGATTAATTCTGTTAACTCTTGGTCAATTTCTGAACGCATCAATTGAACATCGTCTAACATTTCTTTAGTAACTTTAATGTAAGCGGTTACTTTTTTAACGTTAGCACTTGCTACTACTAAATCAAAATCGGCTTGTGATTTTGCTGCTCCCTCTGCGGTCATTGCTGCTCCGCCGTCTGCATTCTTTTGTTCAACCCATTCCCAAACGTTTGACATAATTGTACCAACGTTAACCAATTCTAAAATAAAAGGGTTACGTCTTACAATTCGCGTGATTCCAGCCTCTCTTTCGGCTTGTGGTATTTGTCCCGTTGTGTTTGTTGATAAAGCCATTGTTCCTGCTGCTTTCAAAGTAATCTGAACGCTTGCGCCCGACTTTTCTTTCATTGCTTTTAATTCATCGGCTTTTTCAGTCAATAAATTTTGTAGATTTTCGGGAGTATCACTTGGGATTCCTTTTGTTTCCAATTGCAAAACTTTCAAAGCTACTTCTTCAATGTTTTCTTTCAAGGTTTTAACCTCTGCTCCGTCCGTTTCCAATTGCTGAACTTTAGACATGATTTCAATAAGTTCTGCCTTTGAAACTGATTCCGTTTTCATTAGGTCTATTTTTTCGCCTAATTGTTTAATTAATTCGTCCATTTTTTAAAATTTGTTTAATAATTCTTTTAACTTCTCTTTTTGTTGCTCGGTTTGAAGTGATTGCTCGGCTTCGTTGTCAAGAGTGTTATCCAACGGCTCTTGTTTATTTTCTAATGTTGGAGTAGCGGAGTTACTTCCCATTACTACGGCACTACCCTCTACTATTTTTGCTTCTGATACTATCCACATATAACCCCGCTCATCTGCTAATTCTTTATTAGCTACAATCGGGTAATATTTATCCCATCGCTCTTTATATTCTTTGTCATATTCCGCCTCTGAATTAATTGCTAATTCAAGATTAACATATCGCATCCCTACGGAATGATTTTTTACCCATCCGTTAGCGTATTGCTTTAACATAAAACCGTTACGAAGTTTGTCAATAGTACTTTCAAATATTAATGCTTCTGTTGTTCCCTCGTATGACAAACCTAATTGCTTCCACGTCATTACCTCAACACTACCTTTTGCGTTATCTGTTATAACGTGTCCGAAATCTCTATTATGTTCTTGTAGGTGTAAAAAAGTTTTGTTATCTGATACCGATTTATTCCAAATCCCATTAATATGTAAATCCCCGTGAGAATCTAAAAAGTTTGTCGTATTAATAACTACTTTAACATTTAACGAATCGGGTAAATCAGCGGAAGCAATTGCTTTATCTACGTTGTTCTTTGATATATTTTCGATATAGCCATAAGCAACGGCATCCGCATTTTTAGTAACTGACTTTTTTAAGGAAACTAATTCCTTTTTATGTTCGACTAACGCCTTAAATAAGTCCGCTTTTGTTTCAAACTCTCTGTCTGGAAATTCAATTACTTGTATCATTTTCTAACTATTTTATCCTTAGACAATATATTTTTCTTTTCGATTAAAGATTGTTTTAGTTTTGAATCTAAATCCTTTTTCTCTAATTGCTTATTAATTTCGTTTAAGTTCAATCTCGTTCCCATTACAATCCTATTTTAATTTTAAATTCATTGCTCATTTTAACCGCTTCAACACTTGTGATAGTTTGGTTTTCAATTCCTAATTTAATAACCTCTTGCAACTCTTTGAATGATGCTAATTTTTGGTTTAGTATTGATTGCATAAAGGCCAAATGATCATAACTTGCTATTAACTTTTCTCCTTTCTCAAATAGTCCCCATTGTTGACTAAAAGAGTTCATTGTATTAGTTGCAGTAGTTTGAATTGAATTTTGAACCCAACTAATTAAACCTTGATTTTGATTTTCAAACGTTGAATCTTTTGCAAAGTAATTCAATATGTTTTTATTCATTTCAAAAGCTAAAAGACATTTATTAGCATCGTCTGCAAACTGCTCGTCTAAATACAATTTTTTCATATCGCTAACTAAATGCTTTGCATCAATGTTACGATTTGTTATAATTGTGGATTTAGCTTCTATTTTTGAAAATATATCTTTTCTATCATCATCTTGTATTTGCGCTTCGTTACCATCGCTTGAGTTTTTAATTAAATACTTTTGCGACATTTTAAGGTTCATATGTTTTGACCTTAAATTTTCATCAATATTCTGCAATACTTTTGAAATACCTTTTACCCTACTCGGTGACGTGAAAAAACTATTATTCGTTAATCCATTTGCTAAATCATAAAGCGGAATAATCTCGGATAGTTTTAAATTATACTCGGTATTATCAAGTTTGTATTTAATCGTACGCTCTCCAAACGTTTTTTTCTCTGCTAACGTTGTAATGAATTTATTTACTTTGTGTGCGTTGTTTAAATCAATCTCACTCGGTATTAAATTATAAATTGATTTTGGCAACTCATTTGAAAACGCTTTTTGTTGATATATTAAATTTGTTCCGCTTGTGGATAAAAACCACATTTGCTGGTAAAAGAAATCGTTTTGGCTTTGAAAGTAATTCGGTGTTTTTAATAGTTTAACTACTGGTGAGTTTTCAATTACTTTACCTTTACTATCAACGTGTTTAATATCCATTTGAGCGTATACACTTGAACGAATAGCGCAAATCGTCATTAACACGGGATTATCTAACGACATTGAAAGATACTTGTCGGAGTTTACAAAGTCATTTCCACCATCTAAAAACGTGTACGTAAATTGTCCCGCTCGATTGCGCTCAACACGAAACAACTCACGTCCAAATAGTCTAATTGATTTTGTTACCATATAACGAAAAAAGTCCTAACCTAAATTAATAAGTTAAGACTTTGATTTTAAATTGTGTGTTTACGTTCATTTGCTTAGTTCGATGCATCTTCACATCGGTTAATTGCAACAAATATATAAATTATTATTTAGATTGTATCAAAATAATGGATTATTTTTATTTTAAGACAAATGATTTCTTTTACTAAACCACTTAATAACGTACTTACTTGCATCAATTGCATCCTCTCTTGTTTCTTCGGGAATATCTAAAACCTCTCCGTTATGTGTTTTCCATTGGTAATTCTCATAATTTTCTTCTAAGTTCGCGCTTTCTTCGGTGTAGTAGATATTTGATTTTTGCATCGTTTCAATTGCTGAAACTACTGAACCTTGACCTTTCTCGGCAAATATTACATTATAACCGCTATTCTTTAATTTTCGTCCCTCTGATAGATTTAATTCGTTACCACTATCACAAATAATTTGAATATGTTTAGGAATCTTTAACTTTTCAAATTCTTCTGATAAAGTACCGTTCATCATTTTTAAAGGTTTGTATAATAGTTCCTTTAAAAAGTAATTCCCATCCTTATCGCTTTTCATAGCTACTAACGCAGTGGGTGCGCTCATACCAAAATCTAATCCGTAATACATCGGATAAGGTAAATCCTCAAAATCTTTATTTGATATTTTAACCCAATTTTCAAAGATTTTATTATCAACTATTCCAGTTATTCCTAATCCGTAAATACGCCACTTGTTACGCCAATAGTTTGATTTTGTATTTTCGTCTGTATCGTAGTTTTCTAAATCAGGGTTGTGATAGCCTTTTTCTTTATAGCTTTCAATTTCTTTACGTTCCTCAACCGATAGAAATTCATTATCTAAATATGTTAAACAAATGTAATCACATTCGGGGTCTGTTATAACTTCGGTGTGCGCCCAAAATCTTCTATTAGGATTGTAGTCTAAAATCTTTCGTTTCGCTCTTGATGTTAGTTCTCGATAAGTATCAAAGTTGGTTTTGTTTGCCTCGTTCAAATAAACAATATCGGAACGTAACCCCTTACCAATATCTTCTTTGTCTAATCCAATAAAACGAATGAATGATTTATTTGGAAATATACATTGAGGTTGACCATTGGTAACACCCGTTAAGTTAACTTTTTCGTAAAGATTAAATGATCGTAGGATTTTAATAAAGTCTTTTAAAACTGTGTCACGCATCTTTGATAGTTCCGCTGATGCAATATAAACTTCTTTATTTGGGTTTTTAGCTACGTAGTTTGTGATTAGAATAAGTATAGCAATTGTTTTGCCAGCTCCTTGACCACCTTGAACACACCAAATTTTCTTTTTTAGTGCTGATATTTTACGAAGTGCTGTTGTCTGTTGCATCGTCGCTTAATGGGTCTATGTTTAGAATAGCTATATTAGTAATTGGATTGTCTGGGTCGTTGGCGTGTTGCATTCTCTCTCCAAACATTTTAGGGTAAAACTTAGAAGATAACCATTTGTCTGTCTGTATTACTACATTTGCGGTACTTGCGTCAATTTCGCCTTTTAAAGCCATTTGTTGAACCTTTTTAATATTATGAATGATTGGTTCGGTTTTATCTTGTTGAGCGTTTACATACAATGTTTGTAATTCTGTATTCTT